ATGCTGATGCAGTCCAGTCCTGTCATGCAGGCCATGGCCCAGGCTGTCGTTGCGGCGGACGACCGCGCGATCAGCAGCGTGTCTCTCCTGGCGCCGCTGTCGCATGGCCCCGCGAGATTGCTGGTCACCTGGGCGGGCCTGGATTGCCCGACGCGCATCACCGGCATGATCGAGGGGGCCGACATCACAGTCATCGCCTGGTCCAAGCATCCCGATCACATCACGCAACTGCCGCCGCTGACCGCGCCCGAGACTGCGATCCTCGAGGCCGCATGGGCCTGGGGCGCCTGGGACATCGTGCGGACCTGCCATGGCCCCGGATACAACGGCGCGCTCCCTGAGGAGTGGGACGCTTTCGCGCCCGATCTGCGCGCCCAGGGCTGGGTCGTCTGGACGTTCCGCCCGATGATGGGCGGACCGGAGGTCAGGCTTGCCGCCCATCGGCGCGACAAGCGGACCGGCAAGGCGGACATCACCCTGCACCCTGTGTCGATGGGCCGCCATGAGGCCATGCCGGATGTGCGTCCCCCGCCGATCCGGCCCGGCACCCAGCACATCATCACGCTGGGGACCGAGGCCGCGCGCCGCGCCCGTGGCAGGGTGCCGCCTGCGACGGCCCGCCAAATCTCCCTGATCGGACACCTCCGCAAGGAGGCGGGCGACGACACCCAGGCCGACCCGCGCAGGATGACCATCCGCGAGGCAAGCGCCGAGATCGAGCGGCTGACCGGCAAGTCCGCGCCACGCAAGGCCCCGCAGATGACGGTAAGCCAGCACCGGACGATCATCCAGCTTATGCAAGCACGGCGCATCCGCCAGATCGATCACCGCGAGGCTCCCCAGGGCGACCCGTTTTTTTGGCGGATCAGCTATGCCGAGGCGCAGCGGTGGATCGCATATCTGCAAGGCAGGTAGACCGCCCTCCCCTCACACCTGATACACCGGCACGCCCCTCACGTCCCTATAACCGTCTTGGGCGGCCCTTGCCGGATCGGTGGTATGCACGATCATGGTCACGTGACTGGGCCGACCGCCGCAGACCGAGCAGCGGAAGCGGCGCAGCATCTCATCCCGGTGCAGCCACCGAGACGTGCCCACCATCCCGCTGTGGCCGCACCCGCAGTAGATATGAGAGAAAGTGGCTTGCTCCATCCCGACAATGGAACGGAAAGGGAACGATTCGGCAAGAGCCGACTCCTACCTCCTCCACCGGCACCACCGCCGCCGGTGATAACGCGGCCTCCGCCTCACCGGCTGATCACCTCGGCATCGATCAGGGGCAGCACCAGGCCGGACGCCCGCGTCCGCAGCGCCCCTTCCACGATCGTGGCCAGCCGGTCCTGGGTGATCTTGCTCTGCGCGACCGCGTCCGGACTGCCGCTCTGCACATGGGCGATGCCCTCGGCGATCAGATCGCCCAGGTCCGGGCTCTGCGACGCAAGATAGCGGGCCTGCAACAGATCGATGTTGGCGTTGGCGAAGTTGGTCACGGCGGTCAAGATGGCGTCGCGGTTGAAGTATTCGACAACCTTGATCCGCAGCGACTTGGCGATCCAGGCCAGGAAGGCGAAGAACGCCGCCACGATGATCTCGGTCAGATAGGCGACGACGAGGCCCTGGGTCTGGTCGATGATGCTGTTGGCCACCGGGGCGATGGACTGGGCTGCGGCTGGCAGGGCGGCCGTCAACAGCAGGATCAGGGACAGGACGGCGCTTGGCCGCCGCTGGAACAGAATCGTCGCCACCAGAGTGGCGGCGAACAGCAGAAATGTCAGCATGTCAGGATCTCCTAAGGATCAGCAGGATTGCCATTCGCCGGCGCGCAGCCAGCCGTGCCACCGGCAGGGCATGCCGGTGTTGAAGATGGACGGGGTCAGCGTCGGGGCGTCCCAGTTGCCGTCCCAGTCCCATTCGTGGGAGTGCCCTGTCCCCCGCAGCGGCAGATAGCTTTCATTGCCGCAGCCGCAGGGGCAGACGAAGTGCAGACCGCCAACGCTGCCGTCGGCCCGCTCGACAAACTGGATCGAGCCCGCGATCCGCAGTTCGCGGAGTTCGCTGATGTCGTCGATGATCTGGGCGCGCATCAGGCGTGGCCCGCCATCCATGCGGGAACGTTGAAACCGGGGCAGGCCTTGGCGGCGTATTCGTTATGGCCGCTGACCCGCTCGATCTGCGTGCGCGCGCTGATCGCGTCGATCATCTGGCCCAGGGTGATGTCCTGGGCGCGCGTGAAGTGATCGCTGAAGCTGTCGGTCTCAGCCGAGCCGTGGCCGCCGATCAGGCAGATACCGATCGAGCCAGCGTTCTTGCCGACGGTATGGGCGCCGATCACCGTCTCGGGCCGACCCGCCAGCACCTTGCCGTCGCGGTCGATGATCCAGTGATAGCCGATATCGGACCAGCCGTTGGCCAGGTGCCATCGCCGGATCTCGGCGACCTTGTCGGCGATCGGACGGCCGGCCATCCATTCCGGCCGCGTCGCACTGCAATGCACGATGATCTCGCGCACCGGGTGACGCGCCGCCCCCTGATAGATCATCGCCTTGGTCGAGGGCTTGATCACGCCGGCGGCGGGCTTGCCGGGGGCGCCCTGCCCGAACGCCAGGGCTGCCGAGCGCGTCTCCGGCCCGTCGATGCCATCGATAGGGCCGGGCCTGTAGCCAAGCGCGTGCAGTCCGGTCTGGATGGACCGGAAGGCTTCCTTCGTCATGTGGTTTCTCCATGAAAAAGCCGCCGCAGGTGGCGACCTGGGCGGATGGGAGGATCCCGGTTTTCGACCTACGCGTAGGTCATTCCGGCTTCGTCAGCCCCGAGCAGAACGGCCCGTAATACCGCTGGCGGCCGCTGTCGCTGGTGATCGAAAAGGTCGAGCAGGCCCGGAACATGTCAGGCGGGGCGGGACAGCGCGCGAACAGATCGAGCTGCCAGAATCGTTTCCGCTCGCCGACCCAGGTGTTGTGGTGCTCGGCCGAGCAGATGACGCGACCATCGGCGGTCTCTATGGTGTTGACCCGCAGGCCGTGCGCCGGGCCTTTGCTCCGGGTGATGTCCTCGACCACCACGGCGCCCGTGCTGTTCTGGACCACGGTCAGGCGGTCATCGATCCATGGCTCGCCCCGAATTGCGTCCCACAGGCCAGGGCCAAGGACGATCAGGGCCAGGAACAAGATGAGCAGAGATCCGGGCGTGGTATGCCGCCTGAACGTATCCGCGAGATGAGTACATCTAGCCATTCTTGCCTCCAAGGCGCTTGACAATGATGTCCTTCAGGATCTGCCGGTCCGCGATCAGCGACCGGACCACATCGAGGATCAGATAGCCGCAGGCAGCCAGCAGCGCGGCGGCGACCGGCAGCGGTACGCCGACACGCTCTGCCGCCCAGTCGGATGTCGCATAGGCGATCAAGCCGCTGATGATCGCCTCGAAGACCCGCATGGTCCAGGTGGGATGCGGAGACTTGACGTAGACGTAGATCATCCCCGCCATGATCCCGGCCCAAACCTCCGGCGCGCGGGCGCCGACAATCTCGCGCCAGAGGTTCGGATCGTCCTGCATAAATCTTTTCCTGCTATTTGCTTGATTGACCGGTCAAATCAGCCGGTGCGGGAACTGTCACACACAGTTTCACCGAGACGCCGCACCGCAGCATTGGTTAACGTCTCCATGTCGCGACGGGTGTTTGTTACCAGTGCCCCTACACACCTAGGCCTGTCGCGACACTTCCTGCCGACGATCACGCGACCTGGTGCAGCGTCCTGTTCCGGATCGGTTTTCACCCACACGTTGCAGCGGCACCCGCGCTTTCCCCGAGACTCAAGCGCGCTGCGATGATCCGATGGTCACGCGACGGTGATGATTCGCGCTTTTTGGAGGTTGCATTGGGTATCAGGGCATTGTGCGCGGCGGCTGCCGTGGTGGTCGGGGTGGGGTCGGCGGCAGAGGCGGCGACGAGCCGGTGCGCCTACTCGGACATGTATGACCTTAAGGGAGAAAGGATCGCTTATGATTTTGATCTCTATTTCAAAGAAGGTCAGGTAGGTGAGCCTGGTAATTACATCGAGGCCTTCGGCATTTACACGCGGGACGTCCCAATCCCTATGCGGATGAACGCAATTTTTCTTCCATCCGATTACTGCGCCGACATCACGCTTTCGTCGCAGGGCGAGGAGTGGAGTGTTGCATCCTCAGGATGGGTATCTGAATTCTTCGCGACAGGCATAAATCCTGACGGGGCCAAGTATTCCTTGGCTTTAGACCCTTGGTCGCCCTCCGAAAGTTTCGTGGACTTGGAATATTGGGATGGCATCCAAACGACTTGGGTCTTGCTATCGGTAGACAATATCCGTCCGGCACCCATTCCGCTGCCTTCCGCCGCAGTGCTGCTGCCCGTTGGGGTCGGCGCGCTCACAGTCCTGCGAAAGCGCCGACGTTCCGCTTAGGCGGGATGGGTATAGGTCAGCTTTCCGGCGGTTAGGCTGACACCCGTGGGCAGTGCGCCCGCCTGGTTTACATAGGTGATGCCCGATCCGGCGCCGCCGCCCAGATCATGCACCGACCCTGCCGCCAGGCCAGTGGTGTCGATCCGCAACCCGGTCAGGTTGACGGTCGCCGTGATGGTCGGCTCTGGATCATCCCCACGCCGCTTGAACCGCTGGATCTTGCCCAGCTTTCCGCCCTCGGCCACGAAGGCGACAGCGCCAGTCAGCGTGGCAGTCCCAGAACCATCCCATCCGACGAAATGATCGCCGCCAGTAATGACCAGTTCCTTCTCCGCCGGGATCGTCAGCTCAGGCCCGAGCAGACACTCGGTCCATTTTCCCGATACAGACACTGCGCCTTCCGTGGCGGCAGTCAGGACCAACCGCCCGCCCTTGACGGTGTAGTCGGTTCCCGACCCGCCCGGAGAATAGAACTGCCCCGACACACGCACCTCGACATGTTGGGTGTCCAGCGCGCCCGTCACCGTGAACTTGCCTGATGAAACGGTAAGCCGCGACCCGCCCGCCAGGATCGCCGCGAAGGTGCGCGTGTAGCGGCCCAGCAGCACATTGTTGCCATCGAGGTTCAGCGTGTCGCCGTTGATCGGGATTTGCCTGTCCGCCCAATTCAGGTAGTTGTCGAACCGGAAACCCTCGCCGCGATAATCAGGCATGAACAGCCGAGTGCCGGGGGTCGTGTGCGGCGGAACATGGATGCCCCACGTTTCCTGGAAAAACTGGCGGACCATCTCGAACTCGGCCACCCGCTCTGTGGGCGGCAGGCCGCGCACATAGGTCAGGTAGGCGTCGATGGTCGCTCCTGCAAAGCCCGTATGCGCCTCGGCGTATTTCTGAAGCGTGATCTCGTTCAGATTGGTCGGGTCAATGCCGTGAGCAGCGGCATTGCCAGCATGGCCCCCCCAGTTATGCACCCGCGTGTTATCGAAGAGAATGGCCGCGCCTTTTACCGCAGGCTGGCTCATGTTGGCGGATTTCGCCGTCACCTCTGCCGGATTGTTCGGGTCGGCTTTGTGCATGACGATATTGTCGATCAGGCTGACATCCGCGCTATGGCCGTGCAATCCGCCATCCACCTCGCCCGGCTGGACCGGGCCGATCCGCACCCCGGCAGAGACCGCGACGTTGGAATACAGGAAGCCGTATTGCAGCGGGAACCCAGCGCCGCCCCCGCGATCCGCCCCCGCAATGTTGTTGTCAGCAAGCAGCACCTTGGCTGTCATCCCGCTCGGACCATTGGACACGCCGAAAGCTGCCGCGCGAGAAGCAATCCCGCCATCGACGCAGGCGTCATGGCTGTTTTGCGCAATATAGTAGCAATGAGTATACATTGACTGGGGATGCGGCCCAGCAGATGCTGCGGCATCTGTGCTGCTGAAACCATCACGCCAGCCTGGCTTGTCCATAAACGAATTCCAGGACAGGAACGATTGCAGGTTTTCGACGTAGACGCCTTGGGTGTGGTTCTGCAACGGGATCCACGTCGTTGATCCTTGGGCCGGGTAATCATTCGAAGCGTTAAAGCCGACGCAGCGATAAAGCGTGTGATGCGGAAGTTTGGCCTCCCCTCCCGTGATGGATTGAAGATAAAACGACCCACGATGCAGGTTAATGTTATCTCCAAGGAAATTGGCGGAATATTGGATTTCCACTCCGCCGCCCGAGGTGCCAACCTTGTAGGTCTGGAGGTTCCGCGCGACAAGGAATGCCTTGGTGGCACTCGTAAGGATGCTTACCAGCCCATCGACAATAGGCAGCGGTTCATTTTCATCGCCATAGCAGTCCACCACAGTCGCGTGGAGGAAGCCCTCTCCGGAAGCCCCTCGCGAAAAGAAGCGTTCATTGCCTGCCCAAGGAGCACCTCGGTAATCGCCGCCCCGCTCCAACAGCACCCAGTGCGAGTAAGGTTCGCTGTTATGAGCGTATTGGATGTTTGTGATGTAGCCCCACAGAGCCACACCCAGCGGGACAGAGAGCGCCGTTTCTGGCGTCGATCCCCACTGCGGCCTTGTCCGCAGCCAATCTTTCGTCACAGTGGCCTCTGAAACCCCCGCCTGGTCGGCGATCATCGCAGCCGTCATTCCGTGCGCCTTGCTGGTGATGTAGAGCTTGCGATGGTTGCGCCCCGGCTCCACGATCAGATCCCCGGTATCTGGGTCCGTCTCCAGCATGTAATAGTCGCCCGACGCCCAGCCGCGCACCTGGCGCTGCGGCAAGACATGGACCGCACCTTGATAGCCGTCAATCGTGGCCGCTATCTCTGTCGGACCAGGGGTGCCGACTAGGTTAAGGGTCGTCTTGCCGTCCGCTCGGGGCAGAGCCAGATTGGAACCCGTGATCTCCTCGTCAAAGATATTGATCCGCCCGCCCAAGGCAGACAATTCTGCGGTCGGACTGGCCTCGCCATACGCCGGGATCGTCAGCAGCGGCCCCGGCACCCCGCCGATGATCAGTCGCGCGGAGAATTCCTCGCCCACCATAGACAGGGCTTTGATCTTGATGGTCATGCTATTTGCCTCACACGGGTGTTGGAAAGGATCTTGGCCGTGCCGCTGACGCCCATGGTGAAGATATAATACATCGCCACATGAGCCCCGGCGGGGGTGAAGGTGTCGGTGCGAGAAAGGGTCGTGGCACCCTCGGGCTTGGTCACGTCGAAAACACTGACGTGTATCGCGGTATTGTAGCTGGTCATGTCTGACAAGCGACCGATCACGCGGGTCGCATCGCCCCACTCGATGTGAGTTTCCAGCTCATAGGTGTCGCCCGGCACCACGTCGAAATAGACGCGTGGGTTGCCCTGTGTATTGCCGCCCGCGACGCCGTCCGATCCAATGGTCAGGTCGCCATTGGCATCCGGCCCGGTGATCGTGCCGCGCGATGCAGTCTCTCCATTGCGCTTCCAGGTCGGTGCATACCACCCGACCGCTGCCGGGATCACCGCCTGCGCTTCGGACAGCACCAGCCGGTCGCCATTGGCGTCCTCGGCTTGGCCACCGAAGCGGATCGTATAGCCCTGATCGCCGCTGCCGACGGTATAGGTAGTGCCGGTCGCCCCCGAGATGGGCACAAATTCATCGCCCGAATTGGCGGTCAGGCGGCGCACCCAGACCGGCTCCAGGCTCATGTCGTTAGCCAGCGTCAGCCACAGGCCCAGATCGCCGGTCAGGGCCTGGCCCACGTCTGCGGTGCCGGTGAAGGTGAGCGGAACATGGGCCACGGGTCCGTCCGAGAATTCGGACGGGGTGACGGTGCGCTCACCGGCGTATCGGGCGGGGGTGACGATTTCGAGGTCGAACGGGTCCGTGGTCGGGTTGACGTTCTCGATGCGCGCGGTGTTGTCGGACCGGGTGACCAAGGTGGGCAGCGCGGGCTGCACGTCGAACGTCCACGGACTGGACGCATATTCTGCTGCCGTCGCCGCGATGATCAGCGCGCCAGCTGCGACCGGCGTAAAGGTCCACTCGTTCGTGGTGCCGACGCGCGTGGCCGTGATCGCCGTCTGGCCCTGGGCGATGGTCGGAGGGCCGTCGATGGGGACGCTGAAGGTGACGCTGGCGGGCTGACCCGCCACCAGAGGGTCGGGGGCGATGGTGGCTTGTAGGATTGGTGCAGGCGCGCCAGTCTCGGCAGTTTTCGGATCGCTGGGCTCGCTTTCTCCGATGGCGTTCACCGCGACGATGACGACCGACACATCTTCGCCTGCTTCGCCGCCGTCGATAACGCGCTGCCCCGGCCCGGTCCCGCTCAAGGTCTGCCAGGTGCCGCTGCCAATCCTGTAGCGCAGGGCGTTGATCGGACTGCCCTTGTCGTCAGGCAGGGCAAGGATGGTGAGGACAAGCTCACCCGGCTTGGTGCCGGTTTGCAGCGTCCACTGGTCGTCCGCGAAGGCGTCGGGCGCAGCAGGCGCCGCACTGACCGTGGCATTGACAGACACGGCTGCCAGCGGCGCGGCCGTCACGGTCAGGGTCAGCGTGCCCGCTTGCGTGGTGACATAGACGCCATCCACGATCTGGTCCGTCACGTCGACGCCCTGCCCCGTGCTGCCCGCCGCCCGGAACCGCAGCACAGCGGTCGGGGTGACGCCGGTCCAGGTGCCGAAGAAGACCTCGACCCCATTTCCGGCCTGCACTGTCGTGGGCGTCAGGGACGGCGCATCGACCATGACGGGCGATCCTGCGGTGCCGGTCATGGCCGCGACCAAATCCCGAATGCCTTCGATTTCCCAAGGATCGCCGGGCCGCAATGCCTGCATTCCGGGCTGCTCGGCGGTCAGCATGACGCCATTGATCTGTGCGAAAATCATAGCGAGACCCCTTCCAGAACGGGCATGTCGATATTGGACAACTCGGGGATCAGCACCGTCTTGCCGCCGTAGATCAGCATGGCGTCCATCTCGCCCTTGCCGAGTTTCCAGGTGCCGGTTTCGGCGCGCATGACCAGGGCGCGCAGGGTGGGATTGATCGTCACCGTCAGCTGGTAACGCTCGCCCTCGACGCGGCAATATGCCTTGGCCTCGGTGATCGGCGCGATCAGCGCCCATTCCTCTTGGGTAAACTGGATCGCGAAAAGAAGCGTCGCGCCCCGCTTGATGCCGAATGCCATGCCTAAGCCTCGCTGCCGGGGCGCAGCAGGACGTGCTGGCCGGTGGGTATGTCTGCCAAGGTGTGATCACGCCTGACCCACACGGTGAGCGCGTCGCCGTCATGGGACAGGCCGACTGTCAGGCCCTCGGGCGGCTCCGCGATCCAATCGCTCTCGAGCGTCGCGACGCGATAGACCCCGGCCCCGACGCGGTGCGTGACCGCAGCGCCATTGGCGAGCCGCACGACCTGCACCGGCCACCCGTCATCGATGGCATAGGGCCGCTCCGCGACGAGGTCCGACAACAGCGCCGCCTCGCGGTCAAAGCAGGCCTGGACGTGCGCGCGAATGGCTTGAGCGACACCGATCACCTGCGGGCCGGTCAGCGGGACGAATGTGCCGTCAGCGCCCTTCCAGGAGACGGAATAGGCCGGGTCCAGCATCGCGGCCATCGCTGCGCCCATGATACGGGTCTGGGTCACGTCATCGGTGCCGACCGCGATGCCCGCAACCGTGGTGCCGGATCGGATCGCCTCATCCCTGCGCAACCGAATCGCTTCTCGCGCAGCCGCGCCGCGAGCCTCGGCCCGCTGCTGGGCGGTGATGGCTTTGTCCCAGTCGATCATGCGTCAGGCTCCTCGATGCGGGCGAACGGCGGAAGCGCGACCGGCCCGTCCCCGGTCACGATGATCGCCGCGGGGAAAAGGGTCTCCTGCGGCGCGCCGGGGCCGTGCGGCAGGATCAGCGTGAGGCAGATGTGGCCGCCGTCGCGGATCACGTCCGACACCAGCCAGGGGCATTCCACTGCGCCGCGCGGCAGAATGTCACCCTCGACCAGCGGGCCGAAATCGTAGGTGGCGCCCTCGACGGTCAGCACATCACCTGTGACGGAAACGGCGACGGGCGCAGCGCCAAGCTGCGGTGAAAAGCTGATTTTCATGGGTGTTCCTCAATACCAGAAGCCCTCTGCCGTCAGGCGGCAGAAGCGCGAAAGCCGACTGGTCCCGTCGTTTGAGTTCACGGCCGAGAACGACATGTCACCCGCAGACATGGCCGAAATCGTCGCATGGGCCGACCCTGCGTTGACCACCAGGATCGATGCTGAATGCTGGGAGGGAACAGAGGTGGAAAACGCGGCCGGAAAGGCCCAGATAGTCTCACCGGATGCCGATGACAAAAGACCATTCAGGCATCGCTGGTAGCCATTCGCCAAGCGCAGATACGAGCCATTCGCATTTGTCCCGCTCTCGATCTGCCGATCCAGCACCCAGTAGGTGCCATCATAGGTCGCCTCGGTATCGACATCAGTGCGGATGTAGCCAGCTGGCAGGACTGCTCCGGTGATCGTGCGGCACTGCCGCGCGCCTAGGCCGTCCAGGTTGATCGTGGCAGCGCCGGAGTTGGCCGCGGTCGCGCGGAACCGGACCTGCGTGCCCCTGACCAAGGCGACATAGCCCGCCGTCAGGGTGATCGCGTTCGCGGAGCCGCCGTAGGTCGCCCAGGACTTCGAGCTGATGAACGGCAGCTCGGCGTTGAACTGGGATACGAAGGTCGGAAACCAACCGAAGAAGGCATCGGCCCGCTGCTCCAGGAAGGCGGGATCGCCAGTGTTGGGCGGGGTCGGCGGCGGGGTAATTGCCATGCAAAAAAGCCCGCGCGAGGCGGGTTCCCTGTGTCGGTGGTTAAGGTCAGGTAAGGCTTTCAGCCTGGATGGTGCCAAAGGACCGACCCGTGGTCAGGGTCAGATCATAGTCCCGCAGGATCCCGGCCACGGTTGTCCCGAAGGGATCCTCTCCGTCGACAGCATAGAAGACGCAGACCTTCGAGGCGATCCGCTCCATGATCTTCTGGACACGTGCGGCGCCATCGGTCGGGATCGAGAAGCGGAAGCTGACGGTCTTGATCACCGGCCGGGGGATCAGAAACAGCCCGCCCCATTCGTCGCGATCCTTCCTCGAAAAGTCCTGGATACCCAGGCCGCTGTCCTCCAGCGTCGTCCCGATGTCGATGTCATTCCCCAGCATGATCTCACCGACCTGCGCCGCAGTGCCTGCCGTGACGGTGATCTCGACCGTGCCGCCGCTGGGCAGCCGCAGGTCGGTGAGCACGAGATCCGGTTTGAACGCGAAGGGCGTGTAGATGTATTCCCAGAACGTCCCGACCGGATCCCGCGTCGCAAGCTGAATGGTCTCGTCGAAGATGACGGTCGGCCCCGGCGTCAGCACCCGGATGCGGACAGAAGTCGCATTCAGCCCGAAGAAGCAGATCGCGTTCAGCGTGCGCGGCAGGGCGATGGTATAGGTGATCATCGAGCCGCCGGTCGTCATGCCGCCCAGGCGGTTGTCGAAAGCCCGCCAGGGGTTTGTGGCGCCGACCCGGACCCACCACTCGCTAGCGGTGTCCGCGCCGGGGTTCCTGCCGGTATTGGCTGCCTGCACGCTCTCCCAGATGCCGGTCTGGAACACCACCCGCGCCTTGTCCGCATAGGTCGTGCCCACATTCCAGGCAGGCAGGCTCTCCACCGGTACATTGGTGGCGACCATCATCGCCTCTGTGACCGGATAGGGTTCGATGATCCGCATCGGACCTCCATGCAAAAAGGCGGCCCCGAAGGACCGCCCTGCTTTCATTTCGCCGTAGATGCCTTCAGACCGTCACCTTGTTCTGGGTCGGATCGATCGAGATGCCGTTCTGCTGGATGTCTCGCTGGATATTGTTGATGCTGCGCGTATTCTCGGCGGTCTTTTGAGCATGAGCACGCAGCTCCGCCACTTCCTGGCGTAGAGCACGCAGTTCCGCGACTATCTCGCGGTTATCGCCACCGGCCAGTATCTGCCGGGTCTGCTGGGCATTGTAGATGCGGCTCGGGCCGGTCGCTTCAAGCTCGGGGCCGCGCTCGCCGACGATCCGCAGGCCGCCCGCGAAGTCTCCCCCCAACGCAAAGGCAGGGTAGTTCTGGGCCTTGAGCCACGCCAGCGCCTGGGATCGCGATCCGCCGTAATGGCTGTCGAAGGTCTTGACGCCTCCAAGCGGCCCGACGATCCGGGTCTTGTCGCCCATGCCGTTCGACCCGCCGACCTGACTTGTCCGCACCTGGTAGTCGTCCAGCGTGTAAGCCTTCGGCTTGGTGGGGGTCGCAGGCTTTAGCGCCGCCGGTGCCGGCGTGGGCTTGTTGACGACGCCGGCGGCCGCTTTCACCGCGTCCTGCTGCCGTTTCGTCTCCGCCATGATGGCCGCGCGCAGGTCGTTCAGAGCCGTTCGCAGCCCATCAGCACCAGGAACGTTTAGCCCGACAGATTTCAGGGTCTTCCCGAACCCTTCCACGATCACGCCCGCATCGCTGGCGCGCTTCAGGATCCGCTCGTCGATCAGGCCGAGGCTGCCGATCAGCTTCTCGATGCCCTCTCTGGTCAGGGCGTTTCCGGCGGCGATGTCCGCCTGCGCCTTGGACAGCAGGTCAACCTGGCGCTGTTGCAGCCCCGCGATGGCTTCCAGCGCGGTCGCGGTCATATCGGACTTCACCGCCACTTTTCCCAGGGCGGCCGCCACGCGAGCCTGTGCCAGCGCCGCTTCCTCACGGGTGCGGGCAGTGTCACCCACGCTCGACAGATAGGTCTGCGCCGCGCCAGGCAGGGCCTGCGCCGCCTCGACGTTGCCGCCCATGGCTTGCTGCAAGGTCCGCTGATACGCCGAGCGGTTGAAGGCCAGGGCCTGCTGCGGCGTGAACAGCGCCGAAGCCGTGCCGCGCAGCTTGTCCAGGTATTCGCGGATGCCGGTCCCGGCTTTGCGCCAGTCGGCTGCCGCTGCGGCGTTGATCTTGATCGCATCGGACAGCCCGTCGAGGACGGTACCCAAGGCCGTTGCCACGCGGTCTTGCAACTTTGCCATCCGCGCAGTGAACCCGGCGATCTGCGGCAGGATCTGATCAAAGGCGCCAGACAGGCCGATCAAGGCGGCATAGGTCGCCCGCCCCCTCTCCGTCGTCAGGTCCATAGCACCAATGATCGCGCGGTATTCTTTCCGGGTCTGCGGCATGGCGATCCCAAGGTCCGCCATGGCCTTGGCCGTCTGCCTGGTCGTGGTCGCCAGGCGCTCTGCGTCGGAATAGAATGCCCCGTAGAAAGCTTGCGTCGATTGCGCCATCGCGTCAAGCCCCCCGAACGCATCGGCGATCTTCGAGGCGGTATCGGCCCCGGACAGACCGGCCGCGCGGAAGCGGTGGCCCAGGGTGTCCATGATGCCGTTGACGCCGACCAGCGCGCCGGAAAGGCGGGACAGGGCCTGGCTGGCGGTCTCGCCGTCTTCCGCGAGGCGGTTCAGGCCGGGGATCATCGAGGCATAGGCATCGCTGACACCGCCGATGGCTTCGATCAGCGCCTTCTGGGCTTCCTCGTCGCTCATGCCCTTGGTGCTGATCTTCACCGTGTGGGCAAAGTCCTCAAACGTCTTGGCCCCGAAGCCCAGCACATCCGCTGCCGACAGCACACCCGCCTGCAAGCCGTTGATTGCGTTCTCCACCGCGCGCTGCGTCTCCGCGTCGGCAGTGTCGTAGTAGGTGCGGACCTTCTTGGACAAGCCCCAGAACTTCTTCTTCTCGACCTTCTCGAACGTCTCGGTCAGCGCGTCCAGGCCGTCGATAGTCACGCGCAGGCCGGCGTCCAGTTGCTTCGTCTTGGTCTTGAAGAAGCTGAACACCGCTGCGACAGCGGCCACCGGCAGGGCGATGGCTCCGAGGGCCGATGCGAAGCCGGTCAAGCTGGCGGTCGCGCCTTTCAACATGAAGCCGGTGTAGGTCGCCGCGCTGCCGATGCCTCCGCCGGCGGCCGTCAGGAAGCCCGAGGCGCCGGACATGACGCTGCCAGCGAAGGACGTGATGCCGCCCAGGATGCTGCCCGCGGCCCCGCCGACGCCGCCGATCGGTGCACCCGCCGCGCCAAGAGCGGAAGTCAGCGCGTCACCTGCGCCGATCCCGCCCAGACCCATGGCGATGACGATCCGGTTCTTCGCCGCCATGGCGATGGCATTCGCAAGCCAACTCTTGAGCATGTCCCACATGCTGGACAGGGTGCCGCTGAAGCCGTTCAGCAGGCCTTCGGACATGATGTCCACGAACTTGCCCGCGAGCGGCAGGGAGTCGGCCAGTTCGACGTTCAACCGCTTCTGTGCCTCGGCCATTTCGCCCTTCGACAGGATGCCAGTGAGTTGGGCCAGTTGCGCGGCGTCGCGGCGATAGCGGGACATGGGGTCCAGCAGGTCGCGCCAGCGTTCGGCTTCTCGGTCGAGGTTGGCGGCGAGCTTGGCCGACTCTTTGGCGGCGGCGGAGGATGCACCGCCTGAACGGCCCTTACTGGTTGCAGCGCGTTCGGCTTCTGCGGCGTTCTTACGCAATGCGTCAGCTTCGGTCGTGGCAGCGATGCCGGCCATTTCCATCGACTTGGCAGCCTTCAGCGCCTGCGCCTCGGTCCAGCCGAAAATGCCGCCCCGTGCCTCAGCCGCCATGATCTGCCCATCATATTTCGCCGCGACGTTGAACTTCTCCATCTCGACGCGGGCCTCGGCCACTGATCGACCAGCCTTGAGGGCATTGATCTCCACGAACTTGGCCGCGTTCGAGATCATGCCGCCGCCAATCTGCGAAAGGGCCGAGACGATCCCGAGGATTTCAGAACGAACCCCCGCCATCGCTATCGCCCAGTTCTGCGTCGAAGTGGCCGCCCCAGCTGCCGCTGCATCAGCATCGCCAAGTGCTCGCGCCGCTTCCTGGGCGTTAATCGAAAACTGATAGGACCGTTCGGCGGAGGCCAGCAACTCATCGTTCGTCCGGCCGCTGGCCTCATAGGCACGCATCAACTGATCGCCCAAAGCACGAGACGCGGCAGCGGCCTCGCGCGGCCCAGCATCCGACGCAGCCTTGAACGATTGGATGGCGTTGGCAACGCGGTGCGCTTCGACGACCGAAAGGCCGAAGGCGGTAGCGAGTGCCTGGGCCGCAGAGCCTGCGCCCGCAATTGCCTCCTCGCGCATAAAATCCGGCAACTTGGTCGCGGCCTGCCAGTCCTGCACGGCCTTTGTGATGCCTTGCAGGTCGCCAGTCAGGGTCGCGACGGTCGCGCTCATTTCCTTGAAATACTGAATGCGCTCGATCTCGACCATCGCAGCATAGGTTTCGCGGGCTGCTTGCGCGCCCTGCCCGAACTTCTTCCAGAGTTCATCCATCGGCATCAGCGCGTTCGTGACGGCATCCCGATAACTGTTAAGCGAGCCGGTCAGATCATTGATGGCGTCCTCGGTGGTCTTTGCCTCCTTTCCGGCTGCAACGAACATCGGCATCAGCGCGGCACCGACCGCAATCGCCGTGCCGATCCAGGGAACAATCGTCCCGATTGACCCGCCCAACATGGCAAACGCGCCCGCCGCCTGAGGTGCCTGCTGCGCTACGGCGCGGAACCAGCCGACCATCGGAGCGGAGACAAAAACGTCTTGGATTTGATAGCCGAGTTGGTTTGCGACCAAGCCGAATTTCTGGGTCGCGGCGCCTGCCTGTTCCGCCGATGGTGCAATCGCCAGCATCTTGGACGCCGCCATTTGCAGCACGCGAGCATGTTCCGTTTCGGTGATGATCTTCGATTTCAGCGCGGCGTCTGCCGTTTCGATAGCAGCCTCATATCGCTTCGATGCCGCGTAGATCGGGTCAACTGCTGCACGCAAAGCCTGGAAGTTACCCGTCGCTTGGGCCACTGCCTGCGCCTGCTGGCGTTGCGCTTCCTCGGCGGCCTCCGCAGCCGTGGCAATGCCGAGATACCGGCTGCGGGCAATCTCCAGCACCTGGTTGGCTTCAGACTGCTTGGCGGCACCCTGCCCGACCAGGGCAGCGAGTTCCGCCTGAACCTCGGCGAAGCGCTGGCTTGCGGCATAGGCAGGGTCGATCGCCCGGCGCAGATCGTCGAAGGTCCGGGCCGCTTTGGTCGTTTCCTGCTGCGCCCGCCCCACGGAACCGCTTACAGCGCGCTCAACGGCCTGCATGGTCTTGTCTAGGTTGCCCATGACGCCGCCAAGCGACGCCATGGCACGCTCGATCTTGCCCATATCGACGGTCAGCTTGCCCTCGACGCGGCCGCCGGTGCGGGCCAGGCTATCGAGGGCATTCTCGCCCTGCTTCAGGCTGGTGCTGTCGGCCACAAGGACCAGGCGGGCTGCTTCGGGCATAGCGAATCCTTGCAGATACGAGAAAGCCCCGCCAAATGAAGGCAGGGCTTGGAGGAACGGATAATGAAGGTATTTCGGACGGCTATGGCCGCAGTGGTTCTTTCGTCTGGCGCTGCTGCGGCGCAGGACTGCGCTAGCCTGACAGCAGCCTATTCGAAATTCGACAACGCCCTGATCTTTTTCGATCGGTCCAGCAAGAGCGAGAGCAGCACCTTGCGGGCGGAGACAGCTCAGTCAGCAATGACGAACATCCTGCTGCGCCAAGGCATAATCGTTGACATGATGATCGCGGGAGGGTGCGAGCTTCCGCCGCCCCCGGACTTCCAGTTCCTAGGCATGATCGCTTCGCACAATTAGGCATCGGCAATAATCCGCCTTGACTCACGCCCCTGTTACCGCGGGCAATGGGACGGGAGCATTTCGGGGGGAATCACCATGCTTTTGAGGATCATTCGCCGCGGCACCGCCCCGGCCGGCGTCGCTTTGCTTGCTTCCTGTGGCCCTACCCAGACCGCTGCCCCACCGATCGTTAACTACTCGGCCCTCGCGACCGAAACCCTTTGGCACGACCTGTCCGTTACCGGAAACGCCCGTGAGATGATGCTGATCGAAGCAGAACTCGCGGCGCGTGGCCAGCGATCCTCGGGTTCTGAATACATCGGACGCCGCACATCAAGCACGGTCGGGCGGACCCTCTACTCTCGTTCCACGCCCGTTTCGGGCGATCGCAACTGCTCCGACTTCGCTTCGGGTGCAGAAGCCCAGCGCTTCTTCCTGGCCGCTGGCGGGCCGGTGAACGACCCCCATGGTTTGGATCGCGACGGCGACGGGAACGCCTGCGAGTGGGGCAGGACGATCAGTGCGAACGCTACGCGATACAAGCCGAGGCCTGTGCGCGTCTCGGCACCGCGGCAGTCGTCCAGTCGCTGCTATGTCGGGCCGCGCGGGGGCACGTATACGATCACTGCCAGCGGCAACAGGAATTACGATGGGTGCTGAATAGCAGGACGCCCTTTCTTGGGGCGCCTACACGCAGAACCCAACGCCCATCCGACGGAAACAGAGGCCCGCAGAAAGCAAACTAACTGATCACGACGACCTTCTCAAAGGCGCGAGCCGCCCCTCGATCATGGGGCCAGGGCCTATTGGACCGAATCGGCGAACGTGGCATGATTTGAATCTGTTCCTTTTGCGTGGTGCAATCATGCGGACCGCTTGTCGTATATTTTCTGTACTAGCTTTCATCTGGAGCGCATGGCCCGCTTTAGCACAGAGCAGTGCTCCAGAGGAATTTGATTTAGAAGGCTTTATCGGGGGAGGCACGATCCCGTACGGGAACGTCGCACCTGATTATAGTTTCCCTGGAGTTGGCCGGATTACCTTTGGCGGCAGCAACCCAGGGTGCACTGCCACGTTAATATCCGACCAAGTTATTATCACGGCAAGGCATTGCATTTACGTCGTCGGAACAACGCAGCTGAAACGTAGGATTTCGGTAACCTTCAGAAGCACTCGGCGCTGCGGAGCCAGCGGACCTCATCATGCGCGCATCTCGCGTGATACGGCCTATTTTCATCCGAAAGTAGTCAATAACGATGACGAAGGTGACCGGGCGCGAGACGTTGCCTTAATAAAATTACCAAGAGCCGTCGACTGCCCGGATGAGCGTGTCGTACCTGTGGCAACGACTTCAGATGAAGGTCGTTACCGAACTGTATCGGGGTGGGGGCTTACTCTGCTAACACAGTCAGCCGCAGCAGACCGCTTATACTTTGTCCCGCCAGCTCGCCTAACACTAAGCGATTCGACAAATTTCAACCTCCATTTAATAGATGGCCTGACGCTCGACGGAAAGCGCATAACAAATCCTGTATGCAATGCTGATAGTGGCGCGGGCGTGTTTCGAATGATAAACTCGTCCAATTTAGAGACACTGGAACTGATCGGAATCATCCAGCACTATACCGTTAAGCTTGGCGCTCCTCCAGTTCCCGGGCCTAGTAGGCCAGCAACTGATCGAGTAGCGCACTGCATAACATACGGACAGTACGCTGTCGCGGCGAGAACCGACGCCCTGCAGAGTTTTATTGAGGCAGGACTCGAGTACTTGCAATGAAACGTTCGGCCATCATCAATGTTATTTGCATCTTGTTATGGCCCAACGCCGTAGCCGCAGGTGACTTTGGCATCGATTTTGGATTGAACAACGGCTCCAACATAATCGATAGCCATAAATGGCTTACGGATAAATACTCTGTGACGACGAGCTGGCAACGCTTCCCCGGCGACAACCAAATGCCAGTCGGCCCTCCAGACTTTACTCCAGTTCCTCCAATCCCTCTGCCGTCAATTCCAATTCATTTACCGCGAAACTGTGACTACGTTTATCTACCTTGTTACCCGCAACAAACGATCTCTGTTTGGGCGCCTCAAGAGGACGCCATTTCCTCTCATGATGTATTCAATCCGTTGTTCGAACCACCATCCTGCGAGAACGCCAGGGGATCATCGCTAGCCGCAGACTGCTGGCGGGCGCGTCATGACACAGTTCAAATCACAACAGAGTTCAGTTTGGGCGACGAAAGCTTTGGCTTCGAGACGTTGCCAGTCAGTTCCGACGGCTCGGCTGATTATGGTTCGATCACGTCAGGCGACATACCTGCTTGCACTGGATTTGTTCGCCCTGGCAACCGTTCCGTGATAGACACTGTTTTTCATTGCGCATCGAAGATGGCAAAGGGAGAAATTTTTGGATTAGACTCATTGAGTGAAATGTCCGAAGTGGACTGTAGTAATTCGAGTATCCGTGTTGCCTTACGCTCTCTTGAGCCAATGCCGACAACGACTTTGGTTGGGCGATGTAAGTTAATCAAGCGACTGCCTGCTGACCGGGCCGAAATCACCCTTGATGAACCATTGGGTGAACTTGTTCCCTCGGGTCTTCTAGGAGAAATCGATGTATCTTGCGGGCGAAACCCAAGTCCATCAAATGATAAGCTTTTTAGTGTGCAATATGCTTATGGGCGTTATCGGGTTGAGGTCCATACGGGGCAAATGCGCCCGCCCGAAGGCTGTCAAATTGCTCTCGGCTGGATAAGAAGCCAAATGGCATTCTCCGACGACGCTGTGATGTGCAGCACCCTGGACACCGTTGTCGGTTCTTCCGGCTCTCCCGTTTTTTCCGTTACTTCTGATGGCCTGACACTAATAGGATTTGCCTCTTCAGCCGCATCAAGCGAATTCAAACACGAGCTTGAAGCTCTGTTGGGTCAAAAACAAATACCTGAGGATTGCGGCCACGAAGGGGCCTGCAATCTTCTGACGCGCTTCGCCGCATCGCCAGAGAGCGAAGCCGCCAATCAATCAAACAAACGCGATTGGTTCGGAAGCTTTGCCCTAGCCACTGCAACTGGCAGTGAAGTGTGCGCAGGACTTCAGTAGCAGTTCAGGTCGTTGACCCAGGCAAGGCAGCCCGCGTGCCGATCTGTTCTGGCTGATTCTTGAATAGCAGAACGCCCCCCAAAGGCGTTCTTGTTTCACAATGCGCGAATAAGGCGATCTTTGAACCAAATGGCAAGTTCACCTTCTGTCATCGTCCGTTCCACTACAGCCACGGCGACATCATCGATCCGGTCATCCTCCAAGGTTTCCAGATGATAACCGCTTCGTTCTATCAAGATGAACGTGACGAGCCATGCCGTCCGCTTGTTTGCGTCAGTGAAGCCGTGACTTGAGGCCACCCCATGCAGCAGTGCCGCGCACTTCTCATGGATGAAGCGGTGATAGCCATGAAAGGGGCGGCCAAGAGCCCCCGCCAAGGTGTTGATGTCGCGAATGCCGGGGCGGCCGCCGCCGTACTCCAAGGCGATGCTATGGGCATCAATGGCGTCGGCCAAGGTAAGCCGATAATGCCGCTTAGCGATCAGCCAACCGGATCAGCGCTTCGCTATGCCGCGAAGCATTGCTGGCTGCCGCCTCCTTGGACACCTGAGATGGCTTTCCTTTCGGGGTGGCCGAGGAAGATGAACGTGCCTTCATGTTCGGCCCTTTCTGGTTCGACACCACAAAGCGTCCTGTAGCAGGTGATTTACTGATCGAACGCACGTCGTTCACTCCGAAGGCTGGGCTACCTATAAGATGGCAACTCCACATCTGCCGTCAACCCCGCAACATCAGCCAGCAGGGGCGATCACCCGCCCCCACTACGACCCGAGGGCCGGTTTCGTTATGCCGCCTCGCCTCCTTCCATTCCCTGCACCCACCAATCCGGCCGGTGCTGCGGGCGGAAATGCGCCAGCTTGTAGAACCGAGGGTCCACCGGGTCGATCCAGTCGCCCGAAGCCCAGAAGTCGTCCGCGCCAACGCGCCAGCAGACGCTGGTCAGTTCGACGCCCTCAGGCGCTGCGTCCTGCAACAGCCGCTCGATTTCGGCGACGTGGTGCAGGATTTGGTCGGCGAGGGTGGTGTGGGTGAGGACCGGCGCAGCACCGGCCGCCTCGGCCCCGGCGGCATAGGCACCGCCGATTGCGGCCATCAAGCAAGCAGCGGGGCTGGCAGCGAGAAGGTTGCGCCTTGAAACGGTGTTTCCTTGGCTGGGGGCGGTCGATCCGCTATGTTCGATAGTATCCATTGATCTGATTTCCTACGGATCAGGTTTCTGGTAAGGCCTCCGGTCGCGCTGCACACGCGCCGGGGGCCGCTTGTTTTTCAGCAGGCCGCTGCGATGGCAGCTTTCAAGCGGCGCTTGGCGTTGTAGACCTTGCGCTTGGCTGCCTCTGAAGCGGCGTATTCCCCCGCCGTTTCAGCCATCATGGCTTCCCACTCGGGGCTGTCGCGCTCGACACGATCAATGCCTTTCACGGCCTTGAAAATCTGATACGCGCTGTGCAGGTCGGCTTTCTCATTCGCCGCTGCCCGTTCGAGATCATAGACCTCCACCGCGATTTCAGCGATTTTCAGCATGGCATAGACGGCAGCGGAGATTTCGAAGTATTCGCGCGTCATGCCGAGGCGCCCTCAAGATCGCCACGAAGCGCGTCAACGATGCGGCTGGACCACATCAGTTGCAGAACGGGCGTCCCATTGTCGTGCTTCTTCTTCGTGTCCTTCATCCGGGCACCAGCCGCCCTGCCCTTGTCGGTCAGTTCGTAATATGGGCGCCCCTTGTAGTCGCGGAACTGGACCTGATAGCCGTGGTCGCAGAGCATCCTGTTCACCGCGACAGCCTTGAAGCCTCCAAGGCGGTTGCCGATCTCGGAAGGGTTGATGTCCTGATGATCGTCAGGTGCTTCGACCCTGCTCACCCCGATCAGGCCCATCATATCGACCCCGGTCAGAACGCGAGTTGCGTGGTTTGCCGACAGGATCGCCTGATTGCCATCCAGCTTGCATTGCTTCGCCAGCCAGAGGGACTGCTTGAACTGCAAGCGGGCCTCGCGAGACAGTGCCGTCGACATGATCGGCCGGTCCAGCGGCTCAGCATTCTTCACCTTGAAGTAGCAGTCGATCATCTCGCCTTGCACTTCCCACGCTCGGTCGTCCTGCATCGGCTTCACCAGCTTGAGGTAGCCGCGCTCGGTTAGCAGCACCACATCTCCATGCGCCTTGCTCGAAATCTCCATGATCTTGTGGCGACGAATTTCGTCGGCACTGATCCGGATGAAATCACGGCCTTCATCGAACCGATCCCGGTTCTCACGGAAGTTCCGGCCCGCAGTGCCGTCCGCGCGTTGATGGATCTCGTCCACCATGGCGAAGGTTACGACAGGCTCACCCTTGTAGGCGATCTGCTGGACCTGCGTGTCAGCAATTTGCACGACCGGCAGGTTCATGTTAGGACTGTAGGCAGTCATATCGGTAGCTCCATTACCGTTGTGGTTAGACAGCGCCGCGCTCGAACGCGGCGTTTTCGTTCCCGGCAGCGGGGGTCTGTCCGGCAAGATCGCCCCCCGCTGCCATTGCCGATCTCAGCGCAAAGACGATCTGCCCCGCCTTCGATCGGCAATTCTGTTTCGCTTCCGCTTCCACCCATCCGTCCACATCTGCCGGAAGGTTAATTTTGAACTGTCGCTTCTCCATGACCTCTCACCTTATGGACCCAACGGGTTCATATAAACCCAATGGGTCCATCCTTGTCAAGAACCCATGTGGTCCTTACGAAGAGTGTATGGCAATCCCGACTCATCACGACATACAGTTTAAAATTCGCATTCCTGCGGAGCTGAAGGCGCGGATTGATGCTGCTGCGAAGGACAATTCGCGGTCCACAACCGCCGAAATCGTTGCGGCGCTGGAAGAGAAGTATCCATCCCCATCGGCCGAATTTGAGAAGGCGTCTGCTCAGACCATGAAGGACGGTGTGACACGTCGCGCATGGTTGCTTGATGAGTATGTCGTTATCCGCAAGGTGGACGGGATGTTACAGGTCTGGCACGAAGGCAACGAACCGCCCGTTCCTTGACCGCATTTTCACTTTTTCTGTGACTTTCACGCGCCCGGCTCCACGCAAGCACGGCAAACTTACCCACCCCTACCGAAAGCACCGCATGACCGATCTGCCGACCATCGACCACGCTACCGTTGCCCCCGCCGCCGAAGGCTTCGCCGCAAAGCCCCTTGCCGACACGCCCGAGGCCCATGCTGCCTTCCAGCAGGCCACCAAGGAATTCGCCTTCAGCCAGACGGCGTGGGAAGTCGCCATGACGAACGCGGGGCGCTTCGAGGCCTGGGACAGGGTGTTGTTCGTCCCTGTCGGCTGACCCAGATCGTTGCACAGCACCAGACCGGAGGTCAGGCAACCAATGGCGAACGAAAATGCACACAGTGCAACTTCTGTCCGATAGCAGCGGCGGGCAGCCATGCTAGGGTATCTAGGCCAACCGGAGCCTCATCATGCTGAAGCAAACACTGCTTGCCCTTGCTGCGTCGCTGATCCTCTCCCCAGCCCATGCTGATGATGCCGTTCCCCGCGGCAAGGTTGCCTTTTTCGGCATCTACCTCATGAACAATGCCGGCGACCTGGACGATTCCGATGAACGGGCACGCATTGCCATGGTCGAGGATCAGATCGCGGCAGAACTCTCGGAGCGCGGTTTCACCCTGGTTGATATCTCGCCCGTGGCCGAGCAGCTCAAGAGCATCAAGAACATCGCGTCATGCAACGGCTGCGACATGAAGCTGGCCCAAGAACTGGGAGCAGACTATTCGGCTACCGGCGAGTTGCAGAAGACTTCTGAACTGATCCTCTCGATGAACTTCTTCCTGCGGGATGTGGAGGCAAGGACGAATCTGCGTCACGGGGCGGTCGATATCCGCGGCAACACGGATGAAAGCTGGACGCGCGGCTACCGATACCTGTTGAAGAACATCATCTTCCGCGGGGAAAGCTAGGGTTTGTCGCGGCTCTGGCTCTCGGGCCGACTTTTGGCGTGACTTTCACACGGGCCACGCCACCTACAACCGTCCAGACTGACGGGCAGGCAGTCAAATCCTATCCGCGAAGCAGCTATCCGGGCGTCGGATTTCGCGTTTTGTGGAACACTCCCTATGTTGTACGGTTAACCTAGACGCGTCCGAATCCAAGAACGGAAGGAGGTTCAGTATGGCGAACGGCCAATATCTGCACGAAACCTACCCCGTCGAACGCGGGGTGCAGCGGTTCCGAGAGTTGATTATCTACATCTCGAAGCAGTGCTCGGAAGATCCCACCTTCGGTGCGGTGAAGCTGAACAAGATCCTTTACCACTCGGACTTTACCGCCTTCGAGAAATTCGGCGTGCCTCTAACGGGGATGCGCTATTTCAAGCTACGTCAGGGGCCAGCACCGAAGGCGCTCGTCCCCACCCGCAGGAAGCTGATCGAAGAAGGCGCGATTAGCCTGGAAGGGCCGAGTGACCCCAACGACATCGGCTACCATCGAACGGTCGCGCGACGCGAACCGATCATGCAGTTCTTCACCCCCGATGAGGTCGAAATTGTCGACCACTTCATTGAAGTATTGTGGGGCCAAAGCGCGCGTGAGGTGAGCGACGCTTCGCACGATGTCCGCTGGCGAGTGGTTAATCTCCGGGATGCGATGCCTTACGAATTCGCGCATCTGGACACGTCGCCCCTTAGCCGCGCTGAACAGGACCGGACACGGGTGCTTGCTGCGGAGCTTGGCTGGTAACCTTGCTGTGGACTATAGCTGAGAACGAAGACTATCTACGTGGTGTGGCCCATTGCGGCGGCGCCCGCTCAGTTGACGAAGCTATTGCGCCGATCATGTATGCGCTGGCCAGACGCCCTCTGGGCTTCGATGAAACCGAGGTTAACGGCGTCTATTTGGCGCGCACGAAGCTTCGGATCAACGGCCCTGACTTTACCCTATCCCATAGTGTGTGGTTCCGTCCGGTAGAAGCGATCAAGACCGTGGAACTGCTTTGGATTGAGGTAACGGCGCCTGACGCAATGGGCGACGATCTGGACTACATCTGATACGCCGCCCTCAACGCCCCCCTGATACCCGCCGCCAGGGCGCGGCGATCTGCCGCCGGGTCAGCACCCGCACACGGTGCCACACCCGCCGGGTCGGCCCCGATCTCCAGCCCGTCCAGGTAGGCCAAAGACAGTGCGCGGATCGTCCCGCGCTCCCACTCGTCCAGCCCCTGGTGCGCAGCGAACGCCACAATCTCGGCCCAAGGCAGCGGCCGCCTCTCACCCATCCCGTCGATCTGGCACCAGCCGATGCCATCCTCGGCCATCATCGCGTCCAGCAGATCGCGCCGGGCGGTGATCTGCGGGAGGTTCAGCGGCGCGCCAGCATCCCGCCGCGCCTGTATCCGGGGCCTGCCTTCCTTTCCGTCCCGCTTGGGCCTGGCGTGCAGCCAGCCCAACTGCCGGGCGTAGAGGGTCAGGCTTTCCCGGACTTCGCCAAAAAAGCGGCGTCATCCTGGGCGAAGTCCAACACCTGCTGGGCGAAGGACGGCTTGCGCCATTCGTCGTCGACGCGCTCACGCATCAGATGCGGCAAGCTGATGAACGTCAGGTCGATGAACGCCGGAACGTCATGGGCAGTCAGGTCGCGCACCTTCCCGTCCTCGCCCGCGGTCTGCATGTTCTTGAAGCCGACAATGAACCGACTGGCGGCCTTGCAGGTCTGCCGATGCAAATCCTCGGCGGTCTGCGTGTCGATCTCGCCCCCAGCGTCCTTCGCGGCCTTTGCCTTCTTCGCGCGGGCAATCTCGTCGTCGCGGAGCGCGGCCTGAATAGTCCGGCTCGATGCGCCTTTCACCAGCACGATGCAGGGCTTGCCGCCGTTCGTGATGACCTCGCCCGTCGACTGGTCGCGAAGTTCCATCTCGCGCGCCGTCTCGGCCGCGCCACGCGCGTCGTAGGCTTTCAGAAAATCCATGATGCTCTTCCTGTGGTGCGGTGCATTGTGGGCCGAGGCGCTGCACCAAACGCCCCGGCCCGCCGGTCGTGGGACCGGATCAGGTTTCCAGGACTTCGATCGGCTCCATGTCCAGTCCCACCGTCACGGTCCCGGAGACTACGCCGTTGGTGGTGGCGCTGCGGGTGACGCCGAAGACTTTGCCCACGAAGTAATCCTTGCGGGGTTCGTCCGCGGCGGTATCCACCTTGGGGTATTCGATCTTGAAGGCGCGCTGTTTCTTGTCGGCCTTGGCCGCCTTCAGAATGATCTGGCCCGCGTCGGAGGGATCATAGGCCATCGGAATTTGCAGCGAACCCGCGTTCGAAGGACCGTGGAACTTCTCCTGCACCCCCGTTTTCAGGGGCGTGTGGGTGACGACCTCGGACGAGCCGCCATATTCCGGGATTTCGGTGATTTCCCCGACCTCGACCCAGGTGGTAACGGCGGTGAAGCCTGCCTCGGTCAGCGTGGCGGGAAGCGTGGCGGAGACGAAGAGGATCGTCCCGATGCCGGTCGTCAGATTATCGGCCATGGTTTGCCCTTTCAGCAAAACAGAACGGCCCGCCGGTGGCGGGGTGATGCGTCCCAGGTTGGTTGATTGCCCCCTGTTCGCCCGTTCAGGCAGCCCGGTGGCGGGGCAAGGTCAGACGGCGATCCAGTCGATGCTGACGGGTACGCGGTAATCCGTGTCGGTGGTATAGCCCGGCAGCACCTGCGACCGGACGATGGTCAGCCGGCCGAGGCGCAGGGCCCTCGGGAAGCGCGCCCTGATTGTCGCAGCCAGGTCGTCGGCGGACGTTGCGAAGGCGTTCAGGTCGGCCACGACGACCACGATTTGCCGCCCTTCGCTGTAGCCCTTGCCCCCCGCCAGCGCGCGGTCAGTGTCGCTACGTGCGGCGTTCTGCATCACCAGGTAGGGGCGTGCGGGCAGCGGGGTCGTGCGGTTCGGCCAGACTATGCGCGGGAAAGCTGCCAAGAGGTGCTGGCCGATGGCGTTCTGGATGCCGGATGGTGTCACTTCTTCACCTCGGCCGCGCGCTTCTCCACGAACTCGCTGAACCGGGCGGCGTTGGCGCCGACGAAATGCGCCCCCTCCTGTTCGTATTCGCGGCCCAGGCTGTCGGTGCCGACGAAGCCGTATTCGATCCGTGCAGCGTGATCCGCCGTCCAGGCGAACTCCATCACGTCGCCCAGCTCCATGCCCGCGATCTTGACCACATAGGCATCGGCCCCTTGTGCCCCGTCCACAGTCAGGCTGTTGATCAGCTCCGACGTATCGACCGGGATCTTGCCCTGTTCCGGCGGCCCGCCCCGGATCGCAGCTTTCGGCTGCGGCGTCTGCGCGGCCTCCAGAACGTCCTGCACGCTCTCACGCATGATGTGGCGCATGTTGCCCTTGGCCTGATCGCAGAGACCGGCCAGCGAGGCGGTGAATGTTTTCGCCATCAGTCTCTCCGGTAGATCAACCGATAGATCGCAACGCACTTGCAGCCAATGCTGTGCTTGGCCCCGCCGCGCGGATCGTGCGGGTAGGCCATCCGCGTCCCGTCCGGGAACTCGAAATCCTCACCCAGATTCACCTTCGTTCCATCCATCGCACGATGGTCTGGGCGCGGCTCGCGCTGCGGGCTGTGCTGCCAGCGGACGCTGACGGCCTCTATGTCCGGATTTTCCAGCATCTGGCTGTATGCCTCATGCCGCCCCGCCGCCTGCGCCGTGAACGCCTCGTTCTGCGAGATGACCCGCCCGCGATAGGCCAGCGCCCGGTTCTTGTGGCTGGTCATCATCTGCTCGATATCGGCCGCAGCCAGCCTGCGCCCTTCCTTGATGGCCTTCGCCACGCGCGGCAGATACCGGGCATCGCTCAACGCATATCGGGGCTTTCGCTTGCCGGTGGCCCGGTCCACCACGAAGTATTCCCGCAGCCGCGCCGGGTCCGAGAGGGTCGCGCGGGCGTTGATCAGGTGGTCCGCCGTTTCAGCCGTCAGCCCGACGCTCCCGCCCTCGCGCCGCTTCGTCACCCGGTTCATCCGCCCCGTGATGTCCAGCGCCGCCTGCCGAGCGGGCCGGTTCTTCTCCATCGCATCCGTCAGCACCAGGCGCATCGCTTCGGTCTGCTCGCGCTCGATGACCTGCACCAGCGCGGCGCCCTGGTTGCGGATCAGCGTCTCGGCGCGAGGGTGGCGACCGTTGAACCCGAACCGCCCTTGCAGCCCTTGGGGCAGCGCCTCGCCGACCATCGCCCCGCCGGTTAGGAACGTGCCGCGAACCGCCTCTTCCAACGGCCACAGCAGCGACTGGTCGAACCGTAACATCTCCATCGCCGCAGCCATGTCCCGCCGCTCCAGCGCGTCGACCAGGGCGCCCAGGTCCACCCTGCCCCGCGCAGCGTAGATCGCGGCCAGGAACGCGTCCCTGATCTGCTGTTCGGCACCGGCCAGCAGCGTCTCAATCGCGGCGATCTGGGTGCGGGTCGGGTTGCGGGCCATTGCGCCTCGTCATGCAAAAAGCCCCGCCGAAGCGGGGCCGGAATAATTGCTGCGGCCAGATTAGTTCAGGAAGGCCAAGAGGCTTGTTGAGGCCAAAAACGCGGCGATTACTGCCAGGGCAATGGCGATCATCGGGCTGCCCCATGCTGATGGCTTAGGATACCGAGGGCGCCCGTTCTTCAACTGCTTCGCGGGATCGTAAGCAAGATCGCGGTCATCCATTATCAGTTCCCTTGCCTCGCGCTGCATCCACCATACCAGCAACGAAGGCGGCGCGCATCAACTCATCGCCGAAGGCAAAGGCGGACGCGGGCAGGATTGCGCAGATGCGGGCGTGGTCGATGTTGCCACGGTCGAGGTGCCACAGGATGCACCAGCACTGGTAAAGGCTCATGCCGCCAGCCTACGCCGCGACCTCGACCTCAAACAAGAGCGCCGTGTCGCCGGGCTTCACCGGATTGACCCGAGCGATCTCATGCATCCCGTCCGCCAACTCAATCCGGTCGCCCATCTGCGGCGCGACACCCTTCGCCGCGATCAACACGACGCGCACGGTCCTTGGCAGTAGTGCGCCGCTGTCATCGCGGCTATAGCGCGTGGTCGCGCCCTTATCCACGGCGATGACCGGGATCTGCATCGGCACCGGATCGGGGATCGTCGTCGGATCATCGTCGCCGCCAATCGGTTCGACCTCCCACGGGTTCTGCGGGCCGTCGCCGTCCGACGGGGCGCCGGTCAGCGCGGGCAGGCGGTAGAGCGTGGCGGGGGCGCCGAAGCGGGTGATCAGCCTGTCGGCCGTGGATTGCAGCCGGGAATAGTCGAAGCCCATCACACCACCATGACGCCGATGCCGAGGCCTGGCGCGGCGATCAGGCCGCGCAGCATCGGCCGTAGCCAATCGAATGATAGGCCCCCGACATCGGCGACCGATGCGCCGACATATTCGACCTCAATGGGCCCGACTTTTTCGCGCTTCACAGCAGCCGAGCCATCCACGCCCGCGAAAGTCTCTCTCCCATGGCTTTCCGCAGCTAGGCGGGCCGCGACATGGCCCACACGGATCAGCTCGACCGCGCCCAGCGGATACCACTGGAAATGCCCGGCCAGCCAACGGGAGACCCGCACAAGCGATGCCTCCTGCACGGTTTCATCCGCAGCGATCCATTGCGCCATGGCAGTTTCCGGCGCGGCGACGGCGGCCTCGGGTTCGAGATAGGCCAGTGCGTCGGCAAGGCTGATGAACGACTGCGCCTCGGGATCGGTCAGCAGGTTTCCGACGATCAGGGGCATGGTCAATCCTCATCGCTGCAAAAATCGCCGTTCATGAGCTTGGTCTTGAACACCTCGACCAGCCACAGAACGTCGCTGCGATCTTTCAGGGCCGGGCTGGCCCGGCCGTCGAAATTCCCGTCCTTGTCCCATCCGAGGATCAGAACTTGGTCATAGACGCCAATGGCCTGCTCAAGCACGTTGTCTGGGCTATCCGCCGCATTCTGCGGATAGAACTTAACGACCTCTGACATGGCTCGACCTCGAAATGGAGAAGCTCTCGGGTTGGTCGAGGCGGCATGCGCCGCCCCGCCGTGGTTACTTCCTGTCGTCTGCCTTCGGCGCAGGCTTGTCTGCCTCGACGGACAGATGACCGGCTACGACCGCAGCGGCGAAGCCCTTGGTCTTCACCGGCTCCCCATCCAGCGAGGCGCCGGGCGCGATATGCGCCTGACGCACCTTGTCGCCGTCCTTGACGTTCACGACGCGAACGGCCTGCGATTTGTTGACGATCCGTGCCATCAGGCAGACCGATCTGGACTTGCTGAAACAGGCCATCAGCCAGGCGCCGCGCCACAT